CAATCAGTTCGGGCCTACAGGCGGACTTGCTAACCCATAGTTTTCTACACCAGAGCCAGGAGCCCCACGAATGGCTATTACCACGCTTTCTGATGCCGATCTGCAAACCGCCGTAGATGCGGTAGCACATCACGGCCAAGTCGTAGCCGCAGCAAAAACGCTCGGCATACCTCGCGAAACCCTCGTCGGACGCATGCGCCAAGCAGACCGCCGCGGCTTCAAGCCGAACGTCGCTCTCCAGCCCAAGGCGCGCATCGCACAGTTAGAGAAGGACCTGAAGGCCGCGACGCGTGAGCAGGCAGATACGGCGTCTATCAAGGCGCTGATCGGCACCTCGCTCCTGAAGCTGGACGAACTGAAGCTGCCAGCGTGGGTCGTGAAGCCCGCGCACATCGCATCCCCCGGCGTCCCCACTCTGCAACTCTCCGACTTCCATTGGGGCGAGCGCGTGTTCCCCAAGCAGGTAAACAATGTCAACGAATTCACAGTCGCCATTGCGCGCGACCGACTTCGGTACTGCGTTGAAACAGCTATCCACCTATGCAGAATCCTTGATCGAGACATGCGATACCCAGGAATCGTGGTACCACTTGGTGGCGACATGGTTTCTGGAGCGATTCACGAAGAACTTCGGGCATCAAATGAGCTTCCTACTATGCCCACGGTGCTCGATCTTGTGGACAAGCTGGTGCCCGCCATCCGCACGCTCGCTGATGCCTTCGGGGCGGTTTTCTTGCCCTGTGTGTCTGGAAACCATGGTCGGGACACGATGAAGATCTACGCGAAGGGGCGCAATCATACCTCCTTCGACTGGCTGCTTTACCAGTTCCTCGCGCGCGCCATGCAGCACGACAAGCGCGTCACGTTCTACATCCCCGAGGCGAGCGACGCGCACTACCGCGTCTATGACCACAAGTACCTGCTGACCCACGGCGACCAGTTCCGCGGCGGCGACTCGATGATTGGATGTCTCGGACCCGTCATGCGCGGCGACCACAAAAAGCGCTCGCGCAGCTCGCAGATCGGGATGGATTACGACACGATGGTCATTGGGCACTGGCACCAACGCATCGCGCTGAACAAACTGATCGTCAACTCATGCCTCAAGGGCTACGATGAGTACGCCTACACCAACAACTTCTCCTTCGAGAAGCCCTCACAGAACCTGTGGATCACCAACGCTCGTTATGGCATCACATACTCGATGCCTGTGTACGTCGACCCGGGCCATAAGGTGAAGGCGCAGGACTGGGTCAGCATCCCCAAGGGTGGGTGACGTGAAGAAGCGGCGCGACCCATGGGCTCGTGGCATCTACGCATGGGAGGGCTCGTGGCCAGAGTGGAATGAGCGGCGCCTGACGCTGCCTCAGTGCCGCGAGCTGGTTCACCTAGCCTGCGCCGCCTATGGTCTGAAGCCGCCTGCCGTGCGCCAGTACAAGGGCACCACGGCGTATTCCTACTGCCACCCGGACGGCTCTTACATCGCCTTCATCGAGGAGCACAAGAACAAGGCGATAGCGCTGCACGAGGCCGCGCATTTCATCCACGACCGCTGCTATGGGATGCGCACGGAGCCCGACCACGGTTGGCGCTGGCAGGGGATCTACTTCTTCTTGGTCAGCAAGGCGGACCTAGCCCCGCTTGTCGCCCTGAAGGCCTCCGCGCGTCGCTACAGGCTCCGCTGGCACGTCGAATCGCCTAGGGCTATGGCGGCCCGACTTAGAGCGAAAAACCGCTCCTAGAGCCTCCTAAGAGTTTTACTTAACCCAAGAACAGCGCGCGCTCGGCCTGCCGACGCCGCAGAAGCCCGTCAGACGCTTCCCCATCCACGTGATCCCATACCAGGAACTGTGCCGCGGCGGCAGCCATGTCGCCGTCCTTCAACTGGCTGAGCAGGGTCGAGTGCAGGTATGCGCCGACCCCCACGTTGAACGCGAAGCTCACCAGCGCATCGAATTGGTTCTGTGTGCAGGCGAGCGGCGCGGTGCCGTCGACGACCTGCTCAGTGTGCTCTACGTCGCTCTCGAACCAGCACTGCGCATCCCCGAGGGTGTAGGTCTCCCCGACGTTTACACCCTGGCCGGTGTGGCCGTAGCCGGCAGTAGGCACTCCTCCTTCATCCGCGTAGCCGACCAGCCGAAGCTCCTCAAACCCTTGAATGAACGCGATGCCAGCTGCGGAAAGCACCCGGCTCATTTCTTGATCCAGTGAGAGACTGCTGCTACCACGATGCCAGATGCCGCCGCCGATACGCCTGCGGCCATTAGCGCCCATACCTTGGCGGCGCCCTTTTGGCGCTCGGATGTACCCTCAAGCGTCCCTATCCGCCCCGCATGGTTTTGCAGCGCTGCAAGGTGCAGGTCCGAAGACGACTTCAATCCGCCGATGTCTCCCTTGATGTCAAGCAGCGTCTGATAGAGCAAGTCGTTTGTTACTTCACTCATTTGAGGCACACCGTGGAGATGTACTTCTGGAGCGCTATTACTTTGGCAGCGTCGGATCCGGCTGCGACGATAATACCGCTGACAGCTTGGTCAACGCCGTCGGACTGGCCGGCGGCGACATTAGATCCGCTGGCGGGGGCGGCACCACGCGACACGGCAGCGCTACGGCGAGCGGCACTTTCGTAGTTGCGCAGGCGCTGAGCGAGAGCAGCAGTAGCAGCATTGGAAGCAGTAAGGGCTTGCGCATGGGATTTCTCAATGGCGTCGAGGTTGGCGGCATCAGCCGCGGCTTGTTTGGCTAGCTTTGAGGCGTTCGCATTGGTCAGTTCTGCTGAAGATTTTTGCAACGCAGCCAGCTCGTGCGCTTCGCCATAGACCCGTTCCTTGTGCGTATACCAGCCCGCGCCGCACAGCAGCGCCGCGATGGCGATGCAATACAGCCAGTCTTTAGCCGGGATCAATGCGAACAGTGCAAACATCAGGCATCCGGTCGTTTCTGGTCATACACGCGGAGTCCGTGCCACAGCACGGCCAACCCGCAAAAAGTCATGTAGTTCACGTCGCTTGGGTGGAAGCGCAGGTAGACGCCAGCGCACACCACGAAGCCAAGGATGAACCAATCCGTGGCGTCAAACCCGAGCATTACGTGGCGTCCGTAATCGCCGCCACTTTCCAGCTCTGGTTCGCAGGAACCCGCACCAAGAGCGAAGAAGCCGCCGGCATGTACCACCCGCCCGCAGCTGCAACCGGCGCCGTGCCGAAGGCAATCGACATGGCGATGTCGGCGTACAGCAGTACCCACTTGGTGCCTTGCGAAATCGGAGCGCCGTTAGACTGGTTAGGTGTGCCGGAGAAAGACGACGGAGACGCCGACTGGAATGCGTTAGATCTTGCTGAAGTACCAGTGACCGCAAGGGTCTGATTCGCCAGATTGCCGTCTGCCGGCAGGCACGGAACAGCCGCGTCGCCGCTCTGCGTGGTGCCAAGATCGGAGAATTCTGAGATGTGAAGATTCGTGAAAGCCATACGTTACTCCGAAGCGGCAGACAGCAGTTCCGATGACGGAGTCTGCCCTGCGGGTACGATCCCCTCGGCGTGCGCCGCGGGTCCTGTGTTTCCTGGTGCGATACACGCCATGCCCCGGCGCATGGCGTCTACCAATGCAGCCTCTTTCTCGGACAGGGCATCAATCCGGGCACCCTTGGAGACCTGATTCAAAAGCCCGACGAACTTGTCGATCAGGGGCTTATGCTGCAATGCATCGGCGTAGCTGCCAATAGGGGCATTGACGGCAAGTTCCAGAATCCGAGACAGTTCCTTCGTATCCATTAATTCAGCCCGATTTCGCCTTCGCCCTGCCACGTAAGGCTGGCAGCAGAAGCGTAAGCGCCAAGGTAGTCAGCAGCATCCAAGCGCACGCGGCCGTACCAGTCCACGTAGCTGTTCGCTGCGATGGAGTAGCCGTTGAAGGCAAATGCCAGGGCCGATGTGCTCGCGACCGCCGATGTACCAATGAACATGCTCACGGTGATCGCCGCGGCGGTCGTGTTCACGACGCGAATATGGGTTAGAAGGATGTACAGCGCGACGAGCGCGCCGGTCGGGCTAGAGAATCCAGTAGTCCCTGAATTTGAAGTAAGAGCACAGTTCAGGATGGTAGCACCAGTCGAAGTGATGGCTGCTGGTCCGAATCGAGCGGCACGGTTCTGCATGAAAGTATCCCCTCTAAGGGTTGCGAGTTTAGATCAAATCAGCTAAGGAAGTACAGTATGACCATATTGGCATTCGCCTTGGTCCCGCTAGCCGTCCAGCCTGAGGCGTTGGTGCCCAAGTAGAACGTCAGCGTGCCAGCGGTATTGACCTGGATGGTGCCCGTAGTCACGACGCTGCCCGTCGTGATGAAAAAGCTAGATGCTGCAACAGCCTGCCCTACGGCTGGTCGCAAGAACGTCGGAATACCGCTCGCCCCGAAGCTGGTCGAATTGCTGGTGCCGCTCAGCTGCGGCACGTTCATTACCACGAGGGCGCCAGTACCGCCCGGCGTCTTGATCATCGTCCATTCGGCGGTGCCGGTGACGCCGGTCGTTAAGCCGGTCGCAGTCAGCGTGAACGTGCCGTTCGTTATGGCATCCGTGGCAACTGCTGCACGAGTTACCGAGAAGTCCTCCGGGTCGTCCGGGTCACCCAACCATTCGCTGAAACCCGGCACCA